ATCTTGTTTGCTATTTGCAAACTTAGATTTAACCATTGCTTCAAGATGCTCCATCATGTCTGAATCATCCCAAACGTCAACGCCTTTAACCTTGATTTTTTTCATAGATGGTAAGCCGTTTGGATTGTCTTTTGTGTAAGCCCATTTAATTGCTTTGCCATCTTGCTTAATAAACATCGTAGTTTTAGTTTTACCATCTGTAGTCTCAGATTTCGGCATCAATTCTACATCTTTTGACAAGTCAACATTTGGCAAAGTCTTAAGGAATGCAGATGCATAACCACTGCTGTACTTCATTTGCAAAGATGCTTTGCTGTCACCATCTTCAATGGTAACGTTCCACTCTTTGCCGTAATCAGTCTGCCTGGTGGTGATGTCGGTAATTTTACCACTCCAACCATGATACTGCTCTTCGTGGATAAGCTTACCATCTTTTGTTTGTCTCTCTTTTGATGTCGCTGTGGGAGATTGCACACGTCTGCATATTTTACCATCGCTGATGGTAAGGTAGATAGCAGAATTTTTAATAATTGATCCCATTGGTTTAAATATAGTGTTTACGACACTAGCGTTAATTTTTTTTTTGTTCGGTTGATAAATGTTTAATCCACTTAAAACAATCTATACAATAAGCTGATATGTGTGGTCCATTGGTAGAACCATACCATCTATTTTCTTTATCACAATGTTTACAAAAAAGTAAATCATCACTATAATTAGATTCGTAATGTGGTGTAGTTTCTGTAAATAATTCCATGATTTTACAATTTATGAGTTAATGAATAAGTTTTAATTTTAGGTTTCATTTCGCTGTTTTGCGCATCCCATAAAAGCTTAGTTGCGTTAAATAGTTTAAAGTCATTTTCACGCTCACTATCTTCACGAATAATTAACTGCCAACCTGCACCTTGAATAGCACCATTTTTACCAGCTGTACGTGTCTTAGCATTAAGCCAAAGTATTGCGACATGGTCGATAACATTGATAGACTTGTAAGCCTCTTTTATCAGCTCATTATAAGCCGCTAATTGTAGCCAATAATGGTCATAGATAGTATTTGATGTCTTGATGTCAATAAGATAGTTTTTGCCGTTTATTTGCGCTATACGGTCAACTGTTCCAGCGTAGCCTAACTGCTCACTGATGAAGTTAATCTCGCTAAACATTATCTCCTGTTCTACTTGCTTACGGTACTCTACATAACGCTCAAACATAGTCCACTCAGACATCTTGTAACCTATGTTGCCTCCGTTATCTAATAAGTTAACCTCTTCACCGGCATCGTAACGCTCAGTAAGGCTGTGTACGATAGAACCACGTCTCCCGGCTTCATCTCTGATGGTATCTGCCTCTTCGCCAACTTGTTTGAGCCATTGGAAAAAATGGGCATCTTTAGGATAAGCTTGTAGAATGGTTGTAACGCTAGGAATAAATGTACCAGATTCTGATGAGTAGAATCTGTTGTCTGTAAATGTAATTTGCTTCTGATTAGTATCGATAAAATAATTGCTCATACTTTTTAATTTTAGGATTTTTTAGTTTTAGTATTCGTTCTTGTTTTTGTTGTTTGATTATTAGTTCGATTATAGAACTCAATTTTTTTTTGGTGTTCAATATCTTCTCTCGATTTGAATAGTTTGTCATACAATTTTTTTAAGTATTTTACCATAAATAATTTGTTAGATTGTGGTTTAATCTTAAAATAAGCTTATCAATAGCTTTTGTAAAATCAACACAGGTACAAATAATAAAATCGTAAATGTCCTGCTCTTTGTAATCGCGCTCCATCTCATCCCAGTAGTTGTCAAAAGTAAGATGGTAAGATTTTGTTACTAGTTTACCAGTACTCATATCTTGTGTCTCAAAATATAGACGGTCATGTCTTAGCAGATATTGTACAAATGCATGTACAGGAATTACAATGGTATTATCAATGTAATTGTTTTCATAAATCTGCACAATGATTGTATCATGTCTTAGTACAAAGTCATGAATTTGGAATAGTCTCTTTTTTTGCATTTTGTTTGATTTTGAATAATGAATAATCTTGTAAAATGTTTTTTGCCGCTGATGGGCCACCGAGTAAACTTATCTGATCATCTGATAGATAGATTAATACGGGTTTCTTTTTTTGATTGTCTGGAATAGGCTTACGCCCTCGTTTTTTTGTTTCTGTTTGCATAAATTTAAAGTTGGTTAAAAATTGAATCGCCAAGTAAGGCAATAATAATAATGATGGTTACAATGATTGTGTCTTTGGTGGATTGCTTCATTTTTTTTTTGTTTATAAATCAAAGATAAGGGATGTTAATTTAATTAACCAAATATTTATAAAATATTTTTTATTTTTTTTATTATATCCTAAATGTCAGCGCAAAACTGACAAATAAGATATAAAAAAAAACCTCCTGTGTAGAAACACCGGAGGAAATGAAAATTACAAGCCGTACCCCTTTGTAGATTGGCTCAATGTAGAAACATTAAGCCGTTATTTACTAAACTAAAAAAAACTATATTTTAAAGTACAGTTCTGCTTCTGCAGTTCTGCGCCTGGTCAATCCTTTAAGTTCTATCATTTCTCCGCCAACCCTCGCTTTATTCCAACGCATAAATTCAGTTTTTATTGCAGGATCATTAGGATTGACTAATATTTTTTTTCTAAGAGTTGAATTGGCAAATGCACCAATACCAAGATTATAAATAAACGATAACAATGAATCAAATTGATTCTGATTAAGATTTAAACCATACAAAGCATTAGATTTATTTTTTAATTCCCACATAAGTAATTCCTCAGCTTGTTGCTCATTTATAGTATCACTTAATTTTACTTTTCTGCCATCAGTATACATGGTGCTTCCCCATCCAATAGTAGGCACATTTGCCGGGCATAAATAAGCTTTAGCTTTATACCCTTCAAACATCTTAATCAAGTTTATGCAGTTTTTTGAAGCTATCATTTTTTAAATTGTATTATGTTACACATTATGCTTAATAAAAGTGCTATTATAAGCCACATTATCCAACGATTCTTTGCTGTTACTTTATTTTGAAGCTTTCTATTTTGTTCTAATAAATCATTGCATTTATTGTTGCAAGATATAAGTTCAAGCTCACATGATCTAATTGCTGCACTATCCTTTATTTGCTTTGTAATGGTATTTACTTTGTATTCAGTAGCTACAATTGTAGGACCAGTAACAAACTTAGTTTTGTTATGTGTTAGCCAAATTGTATCAATATTACCCGGTTCATATCCTGGACATTGCAACTCTACAAAATCATACTCAATCTTAGTTACCGTATCTATTTTACTAATTACACATGGAAAGGTATCCTTGCAGAATTTTGCAAGAAGTTCGGGATGTTTTGCGTTTAATTTGTCAAGTTTTCGGCTTGGATTACAACTAATCAGTAGTATCAGCACTGGTATCAAATATCTCATTGTAAATGTTATTTATAGATTCGCTAATAATAGCAATTGCTTGGAATTGTATTGTATTTATTACCTCTTTTTGCTCTTCATTCATAAGTCCAGTATCCAACATATCAATGGCACCTAATGAGTTAAATGCAGCTGCAATAAATTCCCCATCTCTGCTATCAAACTCAATGTCAATAGATTCATCTTCAAAAATTACTTTCTCTTTATTTAGCATAATTTACCTTTTATGATTGAATAATTTTTTACAGTATAATCACCATCTTTAGCTATTTGTATGTGAGCAAAGCCATGCATTGTATTACCAACCAATGGTGAGTAATCTGCTCTAAGCTCACATAGGCAACCTGTACTCCAACAGCTGATTATTTTGCCATCTAAATCAGTTTCGGGATGGTGGCTTGGTCTATGTAGATGCCCAACAATTAATGACTGCTTTGCCCTTAAAAATGCGCCTCGTGATGGGTTAACTGGAGTGAATGCACCTTTAAAAATATGATGGCCATGAGTGATAGATAATTTCCCTGCTTTGACAAGTACTTTGTCATCTAAAATCTTAACCCCAACAGAATTAAGTTGCAATCTTTCCTCTAAGAAAAAATAGTCGTCGTCCCAAATTTCTCGTACTTTAGAGTATAAGAATTTTTCCCATCTAATGCAATGGTTACCTTTAAGCCAATAAATTGAAACCTTTGGGAATGCTTTGCGTAGCTGAACTAGAAACTCTTTTGTCGCATCAAATTCCTGCTTTATACTTCGTTTCTTTGGATCACTTTCAAACTTACTTACCTGATGCATATCAATTAAATCCCCATTGATAAATATAGTATTTACTTTTTCTTTTTTGCCGTAATTTAATGCTATAGTGACTGCAGGAATATTGTGGTAAGGTATATGGAGATCAGATATAAGCAGAATATTATCACTGCATACAGGAAGTATATATGGTTCTCTTTGTTCTTCATAAGATTGCGGTAAATTATACGGATTTAAAGGGCGTGATTCTTTCATAACAAAATCTTTATTTTGTAACCATTTTAAATTACGTTTTCCGCTTTTTCCCTCAATTGTTCTTAAAGATGACCTGCAATGTTCTACATCTTTAAAAGACAAATTATTTTCCGCATACATTATCCTTGCCAACTTTAATGTTGGATAATCAGGATATTTTTTCCTATACTCAATTGCAATATCAATTTTCTTTGCCAAATAATTTACCGGTTGAATTGGTAAACAAATTTTTCATGATGTAAGCAAGTGCTGTTGTTAATGCCATTGTTCCGATTGCCTTCCAATCAAATACTAAACTCCCTGCTTCAACTGTTTGATAAACAATAGTTATAACTGTTGACAATACTGCCATAATAAGGCCTTTTAAAAAGTCGGTTGAATTAAGTGTTAAAAATGGACTGTTCATAATTTATTTTTTTGATTTTTTATAAATAGAATATACGCCACTTATAATAGCTATTAAAGATGCAACAAAAGTTAGCACTGGTTGAATATCACTAATAGATATTACTGCACATATTCCGCTAATTGCTGTTAATGGTGGGTTATCGTGATTCATTGTTTATTATTTTAAATTCCCTCATATTCTACTGACCATAAATTTAAATTAGTTGGTATTTGCTCTTCAGTAATCTCATACAGATCAGATTGATTAACTATTTTAGGATGATTTTCTAATGTATCATTCCAATCATTTGTATTTACAATGATATAAGCAATTCTTATATTTTCCGATGGCAATTCCGTTATTTTTCTGCGTATGTATCTCATATTAATTTGTAAAATAAGTTACTGTTGTTTGAAAATATATTGCGATTAATGCACTAAATGTCAAACTTATTTCAAATCCATTATTTCCTGAATTATTTCTAATGCCACCACGATATGATGTTACCTGTGCATTTGCCAAAGTATTTCCACCATTACAATAAGCAGGATATAAAAATGAACTTGCTGAATTTAATCCTGCAGGTTTTGCAGGTGTAGGTGCATCACCAGGTAATGGTATTACAATTCCAGTATTAGAACCAGCAGAAGCAGTAGCATACACTAATGATACGGTTAATGTAACCATATTTCCTATTCTTGTCCATCTATATGAATGATTCGTTGCGCCTGATGGGTTGGAATTACTCCATGTAATTGTTCCTGTATAAGTTCCTGTTGTATCTTTAAAATATTGTGCCGTTGCATTTGCTGTTGCTGATGTATTGTTAGCAGCAAATGTGTATGCTGGTAATGATTTACGCTGAAATACTGCAGTATCTGTAGTATTTAGCTTAGCATTTATACGATTAGAAAGGCTTACTGTGTCACTAGGACTTAGCTTAGCATTTATACGATTAGAAAGGCTTACTGTGTCACTAGGACTTAGCTTAGCATTTATACGATTAGAAAGGCTTATTGTGTCACTAGGACTTAGCTTAGCATTTATACGATTAGAAAGGCTTACTGTGTCACTAGGACTTAATTTAGCATTTATACGATTAGAAAGACTTACCGTGTCACTACCTCCTAATTTAGCATTTATACGATTAGAAAGACTAACCGTATCTGATGTTAATGCAAATGTCCCTGATTTATCAGGCAGAGTATGGTTTCTTACTTGCGTTAAACTAGTAGTAAATATATTTGATTGAATTGTATCATTAAGATGCAATTGCATAAACCCATCTTCAATAACTAATAATTTGTGATTATCTGCATCCTCAACATGAAAATCTCCATCAGTATAATGTATACTACCATAATTTACATTAGATTCATCTAACAAATAAACTTTGTTTGTATACAAATCGTGTGTGCCAATATTTACATCTTTATTTGCACCAGTATAAGGAACTTTTGTGGTATCGTTTCCACTTGCAGGTATAGTAATATTACCTGCTGCATCTGCTATATTACCATTTACAGAAATAGGAATTCTACCACTTGTATTTGGTACTTGAAGTCCAACATTTACATCAGGATTATTTATTAATTCAACATAAGGATAAGTGCCACCACCAAATTTTAAACTACCTGTTGCGCCATAATTTATTTCTAATAAATTATCAGAAGTACCTCTATTACTAACTATTAATTGATTTGTATTTCCTGTAAAATCTAACCCAGTAACTAATGAACCTAAAGTTAATCCATTTACTGTAATATTATTTGTACTTGTTGCACCTTGTGTTGTCACCTGTTGTAATGTTGGTATTGCACTTGCTGATCTTACATCACTAAGCTTAGCCAATGTATCAGTAGCATCTATTGTTTGTACTGGTAAGAAAATTATAGATCTAGTGCTATCCTGCCCTTTTAGTTTTTGTGACATGTATTTATTGACAAATTCAATTGTAGCTTGAGGATATGTATATTGATATATTCCACCACCAATTGAATCACCAAGAGCCATAAAAGGCATGAAATTATTATCCATTCCTGAAATGTAAACTTGATTAGCTGTAGATTTACCATAAAGACTAATATCTTTATTTATAGATGTACTGCCTGTATTAAGTACACTTTGTAAATCCTGATTACCACCACCACCTGATGTATTAACCGTATCCCAACCAAATTGATTAGTCCACATATAAAGTAGAGCTCCACACGTATCTATTGCTAAAGCCCCATCTTTTACTTGACTACCACGAATAGTTGGAACGCCACAAAAACTCGGTAGATGTAGCGTCGAGTCTACTTTTAAACGCTTCATTTGATAACCAGCAGCTGTCATCGGTGTGTACTGTGAAGGTTGTGCAAACGTAGTAATTGTGCATAAAAGAATAGCACATAATAATAGGTATTTAAATTTGTCCATAACTTATATTTGGTACTCCAGTGCCTTTAAATGATGCTGAAAATGTTGTTATATTATCAAATGATGCAGTCTCGTTTATTGATTCAATATACACTTGACAAACTTTATACAAATAATGATTATCGTCATCAGTTTCAAAATATTGTATTTGAAATGAATCTCCATTAATGAATTTGCTGTATAATAAACCCATACTTATTTTATCAGGATAATAACCATCAATACCACCAGTAAAATCATTATTTATATTAGTTTGAGGCGTACTACTAAGTGACCAAGCACATTGGCAAGCATTGCCATTTATATCATTACCTAATCCTGGTCTTGCAGTAATTATTAATGCGTTTCCACTTATTGTTGATGTATAACCAGTTGAACCAGCATTTATACCATTATTCAAATAAGTTAAAAAATCTGCAAAAGTTGCAAAAGTGCCAGTTGATGTAGCAAATAAATTTACCCATCCTAAAGGCTCAAAAGCTCTTATTAATGCGTATAACTCACCACTTGTAGGAAATATACCACTATCAGAAATATCAGTTAAATCTAAGGTTGTAGTTGCTTTTGTTTCGTTTATTTGTGGCTTATCTAAAAAAACCAATCCCTCAATATTTCCGCTATATTGTTTACCTGATGGTAAGAATGTTTTAAATGCTCCTGATTCAGTAACTGATGTTTCAATAAAGTCTGTTGATATGTCGAATGTAACTGATCTAGCGCAGCCAATTGGAAGGTACCCAATACCTGTAGCTGTTTGAGTATACATACTAAGTATTACATCTTCACCTCGTACTAATCCCATTGCTTAATTATTTTCATAAAGATAATTAAATTGATAGAGAATATTAAATAAATAGTTGGTATAATCAGTAAAATTATCTACATAACCAATTTCACTATTAAATACTTCCCACATTGTAAATTCAGCTGAATCATTCTTATAATCTATAGCAATACTACCTAATAACATTTTGTTATGTTGTAAATCACCTGCAAACTCATTGCTAAATATGGCTAAGTTGCTAAGTATACCATTTGCATTCCTTATGCTCAATAAATTGCCATTAAACTTTGTTCTAGGTTTATATCTTTGGAACATGTATGTAGATGTAACTAATTGACCTAAATTGTTATAAATCTGACTTGGTATGCCTGTGTTATAACCTTCTCCAAATTTCCAAGTAGTACATTTATCTTGAAGTATGCCAGTTTGAGATGTTAAAAATAATGTGCCTGATATTGTTGATCTTAAACTGTTATCAATTTGTATTTCAACATCATTTACATTGTTTAATTTTCTAGATTGACTTGCTGTATGTGTATGTCCAATTGTATTTAATTGACCTCCAACAATCCACGCTAATCTTATATTTACATTTCTATAAAACCACTCAACATCATCACCAGTTCCAAGCCAAGCATTAACTAAATAAATATTTAAAATGCAATCAAAAGGTACTTTTTGTGTTTGAAAGCTTACAGAATGCCATTGTATTGCATTGTCACCTGGATTAATTGTATAGATTAAATTATCATCAGAATATACAGTAGTCCATGAACCATCATTTTTTAAAAAATATACTGTAGTGCCGTCTGTTATTCTTACCATTTGTGATAGTCTCAAATCAAAATAACCCGAAAATCTATCATCATTAGATCGGATATCAAATGTTAATTCAAAAGTATCATTTTTAGATAATTCAATATCATTTGACTTCGCTTTACTAATTGTATCAGTTGAACAAAATCTTTCTATCTCTTCATTAAATGAATTAAAAACTTGTCCAATGTAAATATTCCCAGCTAATTCAGGTGTCCAACATGGTACTTGATATTTTCTAATTGTAATTCCTGATATTGTTTCTGTTAAAATTAAAGGCCCTAAATCATCAAATTGATTATTACATATTAAACTCTCAGGCTGTACATAATTAAACGTCTCTAATGTCCTTATATAAGGTCTAATAATAGATTTTAATAAGCCGGTTTCAACTTTATTACTTGAATCAATTATAAATGATTTATTGATAGTAAACTTATCAAAATATGTAAATGTTATTTCATCATACCTATAATAATCTAGTAAAGTTCCACCTTCTTGATAATCCAAAAACATATCAGGTGTTCTAACTATCCACCATGAATTAAGTGATTGAAAGCAAGTCATGTTAAAACGCTTCATAATTGCCTCTAAAACATCATAACAACTCATGTACTCATTACCTTTTAAAAATGTATTAGCTAATAAGGTAACATCTTCAAGCATCCTTGTTTCGCCTGTATCAACAAAAATTTCACCATCTGTGGGAGTAATGTGACCATAAAAAGATAAAGGCAAATCTAAATAAGTAGAACGTAGACATAATTTGATAAAAGTTATTAAAGGAATATAACCTTCAAGTGATACTACTTGTCTATAAGTTATATCAAATGTGCCTATAATTAATACTGGTATTTCTTCTACTATTTGTATGCACCATCCAGTATATACTAAATCAATTTCACCCAAATTAGCAACCATTGTAAATGGCGTTCCATCTATTGTAAATGTTTGACCAGGTTGCACTTCCCAAGTTTCAACATTTATAACGATGTAAGGACCTGCGGGAACAAATACACAACTTACATCTGTTAATGTAGTAACATCACCAAATAAAAAAGCTGCTCTATCTAAGTTTATATCTTTTATGGTACCTAAATTATCTGTTGCCGTTATTGTGATTTCATGTACAAAATCTATCTGAACCTCACTACAATCATCTTGCAAAATATACCCTTCAAATAATACAGTACTACTACCTGTTACATCATCACCAATTAATCTAACTAAATACTCATTATCATTATTTGAGTAAAAGTCTAACAATGATAAGCCATTTGCTGTAGTAAGATTTATGGTTAATGTGCTTCCTTTTATTGGTGCCAATGGATCATCTTCTTGCCACTCTTGTACTACCGGTGTAGCGCCCAATATAATAGTTATAGGATCACTAGTATAGCTTTCTTGATAGATATTAACCGTGTATCTGCTATTAGTCCTAACTGAATCAAATGAGCCTGTATATTTTAATGCCATTATGTTGTACGTGCATAAGTAGCACTATATTTTTTGTTACTAAAATAAATATCTTGACCTCGTAAAATGCCATAAATTTCAACAGATCCACCAACACCACCCATCATATTTGCCGTTTGAGCTGCAGGAATAACTTGACTACCTCTAGGTAAATTAATCATCTCTGGTCCACGCTCACCAACTAATGCCATGCCACCAGGAGCATTACGTGTACCAACCGCAAATTTATTTTGTGATGATAAAGAATTTTTTATTAATGAACCCAATGTTACTAATGCAACTCCTGCAGCTAATGCTAAAAATGGATTTGCTAAAGCTTGAGCTATTGCTTTTTGTGCTAAAATACCAGCAACACCTATTGCTATTACTTGTTCACCTAAAGTAGAAATGATACCGCCTAATTGGTTAAATAACCCTCTAAATACATCAATTAAATTTCCTCCAGTTATTGCAGTTGATAAAGCTTCACCTAACCCTACACCAATAGCTACAATTGAAGATTGTACTGCAGATGCCAATACTTCTGTTAAATCAACTGCTTGTTTTTTGATATTATCAATACTTCCTTTCGGAATATCAAATGGAATTGATATTGGTGTTAGATTAATCTGATCTTGTAATGATTTTACTAAATCTTTTGGCTTGACAGTTTCTAATGATCTTTTTAAAGCATTTAAATCTAAAATTAATGGTAAAGTAAATGAACGATTAGCATTAAATTTTCTTATTGCTGTTTCAATAAATGAAGTATAAGATTGAATATTAGCTTTTGTTGCTGGTTCGTTAAATGCAATAGCTATTTTTACATTACCTTCTATTTCTTGTAAAAACTTTCTATACGCATCTGCTAATGTTTCAACATCTTTTTTAGCTTTAGGTATTTTCCCTGCTTTATCAGGTTTGATTTCAGGCAATTTTATTGCATTACTTAATTTACTTAACTCAGCAGTTAATGCAGCTATTTTAGCTTTGGATGCATCAATATTTCCTTGTTTTTTTCTATCTAATGCAGTATTTATTTCTTCTACTTTTATTGCCGCATTTGCCCCCTCACTACCAAATTGTTTTAAATTATTTACAATGCCAGAATTTAAAGCTTTACCAATATTTAAAATACCTTTTTCTGATTCTGTTAAAGCTCCACCTTGTATAGTTATTAAATTATTTAACTCCTTTTCAATTCTACCTTGTAATAACTTTGCAGTAATTGTATTTTGTAATGATGAAATATAAGCATCATAAGCCGTAGTTAATCCTTCAACTTTACCTTTTTCTAAATCTAAATCTCCAAATATTTGTGGATTAATTTTTTTTAATTCTTGTAATGCAGATAGCTTTCTATCTCTAGTCTCATTCTCATTATTAAGTACTGCTATTAAAGATGTAACATTAGTTGCCTCTTTTGCTAATTCACTAGTAATAGCTGATAATGCTTTTGAAGTTTCATCTGCTATATCTTTAGTTTCTTTTGCTTTTCTATTCCAAGCACTAAATCCTATTTGAGCAAATGTTATTGCAGATGTTATTACACCAAACGCCAAACCCAAACCAGCCGGACCACTTAAACCACTAACTAACGCTTTTAATGCTCCACCTGTACTACCAGTCTCAGCTTTTAATCTACCAAATGATTCTACTAATGGATTGATGTTGTTTGCTATACCTATAAAGCCAAATGGCGCATCTTGAGCAATTCTAGATAGATTCTGTAATGATTGCCCAGCCTGTGCAGAACCATTATTTAAACTGCTCTTTAATGCATCACCAGTTTTCTTAGCTTCAGTAGCTGTAGTCTTTAAAGCATCAGTTGTATTCTTAAGCCCTGTGCTGACCTTATCAAACCCGGTTGCTGTAACTATTATCTCTATCTCTTCTGCCATTATTTAATCTTTAAATTGTGTCGCTCTAAAATAGCATTGTAACGCTCAGCCGTCATTGGTTCAATCTGTTTTTTCTCTTGCTCATCATCCATTGGCCAAAAACGATTAATCTTACCAATTGCCTTACTTCCTGCCATTGCTTCTGCTATGCGAAAAGAGGCAAAACGAATGACCATAGCCGATTCCTTTTGCCTCTCCTGGTATCCCTCACACGCTGCATAAAACTCATGAGGCATTGAGCAATAATATTGATCTACACTCCATCCTAACTTACCTAACGCAAACTTTAAGTTGTCGTAGCACTGTTCTCTATGGCTTTTTTTTTCTCCTCATTTTCTCTAATCTCTTGACCTTGCTTAATCAAATCATTCCATACTTTAGTCTCGTTAAGCAGAATAGTTACAGCCTGTATCTGCTCGTTCTTATTCTCCATTGCATCAACCCAATCACATACTAACTCCCATGTGTACTCGACATCCTCACGCTTTAATCTGCTATAACCTAACATACCACCATACACCATCGCATACATAAATCCTGATGTAGTTTCACCATCATTATATTCGTGAAGCTTCTCAATGGCTAATTGATTGAATTTAATGCCGTATTCTTTGCCGTTTAGTATAATTTTCATTTTAGTTTGTTTGTTTTAAATAATAGTTAATTTGATTGACCTAATTACAAGCCAATCAAATTAACCTATGTTATTAATTAAGCTTGTACAGATATTATTGGTGTTCCTTGTGGCTGTATAGAACCAGTAAATGTCCCGATAGAATCAAATGCATATGTTGAACTTAATTCACTTAAAAATCCTGTTCCACTTTCAATTTCATCACCAGTTACTGGTGTCTCAGGTGCAATCTTCCAGCCTATTGTTGTTTTACTTCTCAACAATTGACGTAATGATGTACCACTGATTTTTCCACTATCAGGATCTTGTAAATGTTGTCCTTCAAAAGAATAAGACAATTCTAATGTGCCTGGACTTTTATCAGGTCCACATGCTGATGATGCATCTACTACAGTTACTGAATCAGCTTTACCTACTGAAGTCAAACAAACTACAGTATCATAATCGGTTCCACCTTCAGGATCAATGAATAATAACATTGTACCACCTGCTACTTTGTGTTCTGCCATTTTATTTAAGTTTTAATTTGTTACTAAATTACGAAAATATCTTGTTTAAAAATCAATATACGAGAAATAAATACTTTGCCACCTAAATTTCCAAATCTTTCAGTCCTATCTGTTTGTAGGCTTAAATTAGTCATTTGTAATCCAAATGATGATAAGTCTAGGTTTGAGGTAGATGTAGGCTTAATTGCCTCTAAAATCTGCCCACACGCTGTATTTAATGTTTTGCTATTGTTGTATTTGTATTCCCAACTATGTACGCTTAATTGTACAGTTAATTGTACATCACTGCTATTAAATGTACTTGTCTCAGTTGATGTTGCGTCATTAATGACACAATATATTTTATGCTTTACATCATCAGGCTCCTCACCCTCATAAACAGGAATATCTAAATCATTCACTATCTCATAGTAAGCTTGTAATATTGCACTGTTTACATCTCTCATAACTTAAATATTTCTCTTAAATTTTTTCTAAGCACTGGTAATGTTTTTTGCACTGATGGATAAATAAATGGTCTAGCTTTTACCCCTTCTCTCAATATTTTTAATGCCGTAACATAAGCATATTTAGGATCCATTTTACCCGTTCTATTTGCCCATCCAATAAGAGAATCAACAAACTGTTTAAACGTTCCACCTGTACTTCCTTTAAATGTTGCTGCATATGCTTGCCAATCTGCAGGCAAACTGCTAACATAAGCCGCTGCATATTTCCTAGTACCAAATTCTACATATGCTGCATATTTTGCTGATGCTACAACACTTGATGAACCTTGTCCATATCTTGGGCTTATTGACCTAAGTAACATTCCCTCATCACTACTTTTTTGACTAACTAACATCTTTGCATTTGTTGCCGTTTCATCTGCCCACGCATTTAGCTCAGCCTGTACATCTTTCTGTACATTAGTTGCTAATTTATCCATCTTTTTAATTAGCGTATCTATGCCTTTGACTTCTAATTGCATTAGTAGTATAGTATTGTTGCAACCTCATTTATTTCAAAATAAGCACCCCAAGTAAACTCACCTGTAGCACTATTATATAAAACCTCTTTACCCAATGGACTGCCTGATGTAATTACCAGGTATTGTATGCCATCTTTAAACGCACCAAACACATTTTT